AAAGCCGATTGGTGGAAAGGTTGACGTGAAACCGTGGCAGGCTGAATCCATTTTTGAAGTGGTTAATTATCGCTACCTAAATAACAAGCCGTTACTAGTATCCAGTGAGTTATCACTTGATGACATGCTTTACATCGATGAGGCATTAACAAGTAGGCTGTTCGAGATGGCACAGGACTTCACAGTAACGATTCCAAAGGACATGAAAGTGAACTACCGATTAAGCAAGGTATTTGAACAAAGATAGAGGGGCAACAGCCCCTTGATGGAGGGTGAAGGGATGAGTGTAGAAGCACATAAATGTAACGTCAGAGGGTGTAAAGGATTCATAGTTTTTGAAAATGCAGATTTTGATTATAACAATCCACCAACTGTAAATGGGATGTATGAATTTGATGATCCATCTTGTACGGAATGTGGAAAGGAATACAAAGTTGTACCTTATCACGCAGTCATAGCCATTGACGAACATGAAGATATTGAGTTTGTGGAATCAGCTTGTATAACAGAGTTTGAAAGACATGAAAAAGAACGTAAAGCATTGGGTGGTGTAGCCAATGACCAATCCTAATCCGTTCCCAGGTGTCGTTGATTTCTTAGCAAAGATGAGTGAAGCCTACAGGGAGTTTGAACTGAACGAACTCATGACCGATCTTGAGGGCTTCAACAAACGAAATTACAAAGATGCTGCTATTGATGTGGCTTTGGCTACTGGCAACCGTGAGGCTTTTAACAAATTAGTGGGGAGTGAATGAGATGGATCAAAAACAGTTTAATGCTATTAAAGAGCGTGTGGTGAAGGCTACACCTGGAGAATGGAGAAGCATGGACACTGGTCACGTTAGAAAACATTATTCGGTAGGAAATGAGGAAGAGTTCGTAGCACATACCTATGATGTTAACGATGCTGAATTCATCGCTCATGCTCGTATAGATGTACCAGCGCTTGTTACTGAAGTTGAGAGGTTGCAAAAAGCCCTAGAAAAAGTCATGGATGCTGAAGAACCTATCATGGAAGGTACGAAAGGTTGGGAAACACGTTCTTACGAAATAGCTCGTCAGGCTCTAGGTGGTGAAGCTCATGAATGAACAGTTTCTGATTGATCAAATCATCTTGTATTTAGGACAACACCAGCGTTTTGGAGGAAAGTATAACGAAACCATGGCTTACAAACGTTTGGAGCAACTGAGATCCTTGGTTGGGCTAAGAGATGCTGAAGAGGCTACGGATTATCTGATTTCACGAATGGAAGGGGCGATGGCTGCATGAGTGAAAAACTAAAACGGTGTAAAGCATGTGAGGAAACATTCACATGGAATGGGGACGTAATTCTTGTAAACGATGAGGTTTACCATAAAGATTGTGTATCGCTTTATCCGACCGGATACGTGGCTTATATCAATGATGAATTTCTAATGAAGATCCGTTTGCTAATAGTAAGGGGCCGATTGAGGTAAGTGAGGATGACCTCCCTTTTGATTAAAAGAACAGGAAGGATGTTGAGAGAAGTGGAATGGCGAGACATACCAGGTTACGAAGGTATCTATGAAGCTAGCGATACAGGAAAAATTCGTTCTAAGGATGGCAAAGTCACACATTCCGTTAGACACGGCAAGAGAGTTTGGAAAGGTCGTATCTTAAAACAAAAAGTAAGTAAGGACAATACTTGTAGAGTTGCTCTTTATAAAGACAAAAAAGAAAAGACGTGGTTAGTCCATCGGTTGGTAGCAATAACATTTATCCCTAAACCAGAAGGGAAGGATTACATCAACCATATTGATGGCAGCCGTTTAAATAATGCTGTTAATAATCTTGAATGGTGCAATCACAAAGAAAATAATAATCACGCTTTCGATACTGGCTTAATAAGTACAGGAAAAAAGGTGATTTTAGTACACAAAGAAACTTGTGAACCTCTTTATTTTCGAAGTATGAGCAGAGCTAGTGCGTTTTTAGGATATGGAGAAACGTATCTGGCAAACCATCTGTATCAAGGTAAGGCTGAAATAGGTGATTATGAAATCTTTTTAAAAGCTAATTAAAGCATTCTGACATAAGGGGTGATTACTGATGATAACGAATAAGCCTACAAAGAAAATCATTGGAGCCAAAACAAGAGAAAAGCTTGAAAAGCAAATTAAAGCTGAAAGACAGAACCATTGGTATCCAATCAGTGATATTAAATTCTTTGAATATGAAGCAAGACCATATCAAGTGCTATTACGATTCGGAAAAGGGGTAAAGAAATGAATTTAACTAAACTATTTGAAACACAAGCAAAATTGGACGAGCACATCATGCAGCAGCATCCAGAACTACAAGGGCAGAACAATCTTGATTGGAAGTTACTAGCGTTACAAGTTGAGCTAGGGGAATGTGCTAATGAGTGGCGAGGGTTTAAGAAGTGGAGTAAGAATCAGGAGCCACGGACGAAAGTCGAGCATTTATGTGTACAATGCGATGGTGATGGGCAAGCATCATACTTAAATCTCATCGACCAAGAAGTTTACGAAGAATGCGAGGATTGCAAAGGCACTGGAAAAATAGGTGAATCAAATCCACTCCTTGAGGAATACGTTGACTGCTTGCATTTCATTTTGTCGGTAGGCATCGATTTACAAGTACAGCATGACTACACTGTTCATTTTATTAAAGATGATGAAGAATCTATAATCGACCTTTTTGCTGAATGTTACGCATTTGCTGGTGATTTGTATTGGAATAATAAAAACGGGGGAACTATTACAGAATCACAGAATGACTACAAAGTATTATTAATTCATTTTAATCAGCTTGGTGGAAAATTAGGCTTCAAATGGGATGAGGTAGAAGATGCCTACTACGCTAAGAATAAGGTCAACCATGAGCGTCAAAACGCTGGTTACTGAGGTGCCACATGAACGAATACGCACTTTACAAAGGTGATCAGATGGTAGCTATAGGAACGGTTAAAGAAATAGCAGAAGAACGTGGGGTTAAGCCTCATACAATTCGATTTTATATGTCAGGTGCTTATCAAAGACGTTCGAAAAGTGAAGTAAATAACAGATTACAGCTTATTAAATTAGAAGATTGAATGGAGGAATTAATAATGGATAATGCAAAGTTTTATGAATTCAGTGAACCGTATTACGCGCTAATTATGGCAACTTCTGAGGAAGAAGCTAAAAAGGTGTATGTAGAAAATGTCTCTGAGGACGAAGGGGATTTAGAGTTTACAGAAGTCAATGATTACTACGCAGTAGCAAGATTTGCTTATGGGAAGGGCGAGGATGGTAAACAACCTCCATTCAAAGAAATTTTGGAACAATTAAAAAGCGACCAACCTGAATTGTTGTTGATTGATGGAAGCTTAATTTAACCAAATACACGCTGCTGGTAGAACGGCATTAGGTTGTTTTATCAGCAGACTTATAAGAGTGCTAACAGGAGGGCAAACATGAACGTACTCACATTTGAAATACCAGGAGATGTACAGGCGCAACAACGACCAAGAGTAACAAGAAATGGCACATTCGATCCAAAAGAATCCAAAGACTACAAATCATTTGTGAGATTAGTAGCTTCACAAATAGCACCACAAACACTAATAACAGAGGATATAAAGCTAACTATCGATGTTTATCGTAAGATGCCAAAAGCTATCAGCAATAGCAAGAAAAAGCTACAGCAGGCGTTAAATGGTGAGTTGCGACCAACAACTAAACCAGACATCGACAACTTAGCAAAAGGCATTAAAGACGGTCTTAGCAAGGTTATATGGCGTGACGATAGCCAAGTGACAGAGTTAGTTGCTCGTAAATGGTATTCGGATAATCCGAGGGCAGAGGTGACGATTGAATGGCAAGGAAAGTAGAGAATCGATACATCTTATTCACTGGTGAGGTCCATGAAATCGTTAAATTTGATTTTACACAACGCCAAATAGAAACGTTCATCACGCTTTGGAATCAAGGATATCCAATCAACAAAATAGCTGACAGGCTAAATACAAGTAAGGTGAGCGTGGCTTTGATTGCTATGGACCTTGAAATGGCTGAAAGGATTGGGCCAAGGGCTGGTGGATTGTTAGGTAAGAGGAAAGTGGTTAGTTGAAAGAAAATGTGCAGGGGGTGACGAGTTGGAATTAAATAAAATCCTTCAAGGGCATTGTCTAGAGGTGCTAAAAACTTTACCTAATGAAACTGTAAACACTGTGGTCACAAGTCCTCCTTATTGGGGGCTACGTGATTATGGGGTGGATGGTCAAATAGGACTTGAAAATTCAGTAGAGGAATATGTCTCAGCACTTGTAGAAGTGTTTCGGCAAATTAAACGGATCCTGAAAGATGATGGAACAGTTTGGTTGAACCTTGGTGATGCATACGCAGGTAGTGGAAAGGGAGCATGGTCTGAAAAGAATAAGCAAAAGCATGTCTATGTTCCAAATCCTAAAGGCAACGAAACGAAGATTAATAATGTTCCAAGTGGATTAAAGCCTAAAGATTTAATTGGCTTGCCTTGGCGTGTAGCCTTTGCATTACAAGCTGATGGGTGGTACTTGCGACAGGACATCATTTGGAATAAGCCTAACCCAATGCCTGAAAGTGTAACTGATCGGCCAACGAAATCCCATGAATATGTTTTTCTATTAAGCAAGCAGCCTAAATACTATTACGATCATGAAGCAATAAAGGAACCAGCTGTATACGGAACTTTAGATGTTAGAGGATCACAAGGCGCATTCGGACAAGCACAAAAAGCAAGGCGCACTGATAAGCCTAGAGGCTCGTTTGATGGCAAGTATGGAAACGAGGCTTTTAGAGCAATTCGAGATAAACGCAATAAAAGATCAGTATGGACAGTTTCAACTAAACCATTAAAAGAGGCGCATTTCGCAACATTTTCAGAAGATTTAATTGAACCATGTGTATTGGCCGGTTGTCCGTTGGATGGGGTTGTAATGGATCCGTTCTTTGGTTCTGGAACAACAGGATTGGTTGCATTAAAGTATGGCCGTAACTTTATCGGTATTGAACTAAATCCTGATTATATAAAAATAGCTGAAAAGCGTTTAAGTAAAGTACAGCTAGAACTAATCCACGAAATAGGTTGCTGAACAATATCAGGAAAGAAAAAAGTTTGGAGGGATTTACCTACCAAACTTAGCTCGAGATCTTCTTGGAAATAAAATTACTATAGCAAATACGACTATGAGAATTACCCAAACTGGTTTAATAGGGTCTACGAACGCTTCCCAAAGAGCAGAAATTATCTTAGCCATACTTTCTAACATAAAGGATAAATCGAACATAATATACCTACTTCCTTTTTAACCAAATTATAGCATATTAGTAGATTTGAAATTCTTAAAAATTAGTTTTCCTGCAATTAAGAGAAAATATTATTAAAAAATTCTAAAATACAATCTTCAAGGGTTTCTCTATTTCTATAAATAATGAATGAAACAATTGATAGTAAAAATAAAATAGAATTTGTTATATGAGATGTAGTGCCTACAGTAAGGTCATAAATAGGTTTACCAGCACTCATAAATTCTTTTTCAAAAGAGTCTGAACCATTATGATTTTCAATAACATTAGTCATTTGTGGTATAGCTTCAGAAAAAGCAGCTTCAATTTTACTAGGAGTTACCCTTGAAAGAGCACCGTCTTTTATCCAATTGATTCCAATTATTGATGCTGAAAGAACTAAAATAGTAAACAGTAATCCTTTCACGAATATCATCCTCCTTGTTTTTCCTTTTTATACGAAAAATAGAGAATGAAAGTTTCAAAAATTTTAAAAATATAAAAAAGCCGCAGCGTTTGCACACGCTACAACTCGAATTGGTTTATGCCCTTTTAAGACAATCTAGTAAACGTAGTATATCACAACTTAGGAGGGCATACCTATGTTAACAGGGCAAATTAAAGTTACGAAAGAGGATTTACTCCAGTGGATTGAAAATTATCGATGGATGGTAGAAACGATTGAGGAAGCAAGGCAGCCAGTAACAAAGGTAAATAACAATAGCTATATTGGAGCGAAAACGGCTATGTATGGGATTGAGGCGACATTACCAAAGGCTAGTGGAGGTACAAGTGATCCAGTGTTTACAGAGGTACAACGTCGTGTATATTCGCTAAATTATCGTATTAAGGAATATGAGCAGAAGATTGCAGAGGTGCAAAATCGCATCTCTTATGTAATTGGTGACAGGGAGGTTGAGGTCCTTCATAGACTGCTGGATGGTGATAGTATGCGAGCGATTGGTAAACATATGAGGCTATCTAGTACAACGATATTTAGAGTGAGAAATAATATTCTTAAACAAATGACAAAACAATAAAATGTAATTACGAAATGCAAATTTAGAGCTTGGAAATCCTATATTAGATAGGTTCCCAAGCTTTTTGTTTTATCCTAATTTTGGTACATAATAGAAGGTTATGGTATAAAATTAAGTAGAGAATCCAAAAATTTAAGGAGAAATAATCAAGATGGATAAAATAATAATTGAACATTTAGCTTGCTTGGAAATTAATCGTATAATTCTACAAGAGCCTTATAAATTGGTAAGTGAAGTACAATTTAATGACAAAACTCCCTGCTTTGATGGTGAAATCATTGTTTACAATACAAATGAATTAAAGAAGGACAATATTGAAGACTCTGTAAAGGTGCAGATTAAAGGGACAACTTTATTTAAGAAAATCAAAAACAATGGGAAAATAACTCATCCTATAAACAAATCTGATTTAGAAGTTTATAAAAAAACAGGCAAAGGTGTTCTTTATCTAGTTGTTGCAATTAATAAAATGAATAAAAAGGTGAATTCTTTCTATAATTCGCTGACTCCATTAGAAATAGAGAGATTGCTAGGTGTAATTGAAAAGAAAAAACAAGATTCTTTATCAGTTGATTTTAAAATGTTAAATGACAGGGATTTAGACTACATATGTAGGGCACATATAAAAAATGTAAGAAAGCAACCAAGTAATTTTATTCAAATGGAAAATAAAAAAGAATATGAAAAATATATAATAGAATACGATGTGACACCTAGCGAGGTAAATAATTTTAACTTATTTGATAATATAGCTTATGTTTACGGAGTAGAAGGTGATTTCGAATATCCTATTGAATCAATAATACCAGAAGCAATGAACTTTACTGGAGATGAGAGAACAATTCTATTAGGTGAAGAAACAAATGTTAAGTATAATTTAACTGAAACTAAAGATGAAATTATACTTTTAGTGGAAGATACTCTAAAATTTAATCTATCTAAAAAGAATAAAACAGGAAATTTAAAGATGGGTAGGTTAAGAACTATTAGTTCATATTTAATTTCATTAAAAGTACTAAAGTATATATTAGAAGAAAAAAGATTTCCTTTAGATATTTCTAATATCACGGCTAATATCAATGAACATGAGAACTTTCAAAATATTGATGAAGATATTGAAAAATACAGTGAATTGCAGAATATTTGTAAGCGAATAGGTATCAGTAGTGAATATCAGTTCAATAATAATGAAGATTTAGAACAGTTATTTAATGGAATACACGATATTTTTAATAATAAAAATTATAAGGCGATAAATTATAATGCTACTAATAGTGACTCAGATATTGAATCAAATAACATACTACGGTTAAAATTATCTAATCATATCACTTTGTTACTATTCAGAGATAGCAAAGACGACTTATATTACAATATATTTGATAATAAAGTATTTGATAGGATGGCTGCATTTATACCAAAAAATCCTGGTGAGTTTAATCCTAATTCTGATGATTATTTTAAAGTGAGTATATTTAGTTCTGCTAAAATACAAGATTTATATAATTTAACTAACTTTGATTTTGAGATTTATGAAAAGTCATTTAGCGTAGATAAGCATGATAAATCACTAGAATTTAATAATCAAATTGCTATAGATTTAATTACTATTTACGATGAAACAAAAGACTGTAGATTTCTGAATTTAGCAGAAACATTATTAATTGGATTAATCGAAACTAGGGAAGATAATTCTATTTATAGAATGAACTTACTTCAAATAAAAAGACGAAATTTAAAAGAATTTGAGAAACATGAGGAAGATTTTTTATATAATATTTTAGAAAAAGAAAGTGATCAAATTAAAAAATTTGTAGTGAATGTTATTTTAGGTTTGAAAACGCCCGCAGAAAGACTATTGGATAAAATGGATGTTACTAATAAAGCAGAGGTTATGGGATGGCCTATATACAATTTATATTTAGAATTATAAAAAGATAACAGGAATAATAGTGTAATTTGGAACAAATGTAACAAAAGGAACAAATGTAAAACATGTAGCATGTTTTGTGATAGAAAAAATATGATGTAAACTCGGAGGTAGGTCGGCGCGGTAAGGTTTTCCTCTCTTGGTATTTATAAAATCCTAAATATTAGGGAAAGACAGACCGACGACCGACCCGCGCTGAGCAAACTTGTTCGGAGCATGACATACACGGCCGGCCCATATTTTTTTAAGAGATTAGGTATCTTAATTAATATAAAAGGCTAATAAAACTGAAGGAATGGTTTATATGTGAACTTCGTCCACTTTCCATAAAATTCAGTCAAACTTACTAAAAGAAACTTACTATATCTACAAAGTGCACGGAAATGCACTATAAATCTAAAACACAATTACGAAATAACGTGGTACGCTCTGCCAAGATGTCAAAAGTGAGCACTCGACAATAGGATTACCACAATATTTAAGCTTTCATCTTCGGATGGAGGCTTTTTCTTTTGCTTTGAAAACTGCATCAAACAGCCAAAACACTACGAGTTGAGAGGGCAGAGTTTGGTGTGGTTTTGAAAGTGGAATTTGTAGAAAATTGTTCCAATTTATATCGTTTTGTCTTATGCTATAAGTAGGAGGAGATAAAATGACAAATGATAATAACCCGGTCCAAGATGATAAAGAAAAGAGCATTCCTATATGGGTTTACATATTGGCAGGAATAGCGATTTTATTTGTTGTTCCCTCAGCATTTGCTGGACTAATGACTATTGATTTTTTTAGTAAAGCTCCTGGAGGTACTGATGGGTGGCTAAGTTATTGGGGTGCATACTTAGGCGGGATTATTGGGATGATTGCTGTAGTTGCAACAACTCAATACATAGTAAGCAATCAGAATAAGCAACAAAAGAAACAGATGCAGAAACAAAGTGAACAACATAAAGATTTGCTTGACAATCAAAATATGAAACACGAAGAACAAATGAGAGAGCAAAATAAACAACATTTAAATCTACTTGAAAGTCAAAATTCACATCATCAGGAACAACTAGTTGAACAGAGAAAAGGAATTGAAAGGGCAGCAGAATTAAATGATCAAACAGAAAGAAGTAGAATTTACACAACCTTTTTGTTAAATAAGAACGAAGAACTTATACATATTGTCACGGAAATATTTGAATTAAACAATACACGATTTAACTTACTTCGAAAATACCTTTCGTATTCTGAAAAAATGAGTTATTTGATTTCACAGAAGAAGGAAACAGAAACAAACGAATCATCGGATGAAAACGATAAAAATGAAAAAATAGAAAAATTAAGAAATGAATTTCAATCTATTAAAACAAAAAGACTTCAGGTTCTAGATGAAGAAACAATAATTAGAGGAAAGATGATTCCTCTATCTGCAAAATTAAAATCTGCAAGTATGTATTTTACAGAATTTGAGTTGGATACTAATAAATACAGAGATATATTAACTGATTCTATTGATACCTTGCATAGAAAAATAGATAACGAAAAAGATAGTGACGAGAAATTCAAGAGTATTAAAGAAATTATAGATAATGACCAAAAACAGAATAGAGAAAATTCAAATACAATAATCGCATTATACAGAAGTAATATCGATAAAATATTTAATGATTTCTTATCAAATAAAAAAAGTTAAAAACTCTACAAACGTAGGGTTTTTTTATTTTACAGAGCAATTAGCATAATGAGGTGATGCCATTGATTGAACCAAAGTTAACAGTAAAGCAACAAGCATTTGCAGACTTGTATATTGAACTAGGGAATGCTACAGATGCATATTTGAAGGCGTATCCGAATGTTAAGAAAGAAGCAACAGCGAGAGCAGCAGGAAGTCGCATGTTAACAAATGTTAGCGTGAAATCTTATATAGACAGCCGTATGGAGGAATTAAAGTCCGAGCGAGTAGCAGATCAGCAAGAAATACTAGAGCTTTTAACTGCTATTGCAAGGGGTGAGACAACATCAGCGACATTACGTGGCATTGGTGAAGGTGCTCAAACTATTGATGAAGATATGCCTCCTACTACTACAGAACGTATTAAAGCTGCTGAATTACTTGGCAAGCGATATCGTATGTGGATTGATAAAGTGGAAACGGACGGTAAAACTAAAGTGGTTATTGTGGATGATGTGTAATGGCAGAACAACGAATAAGCCTAGCTAGCATCATTACAGAGCAATTCAAACCGTTTTGGCGAGCATCTAGAGCTAAGGAACATCTACGATATGTATTAAAGGGTGGACGTGGTTCTGGCAAGTCGTTTCACATTCCAATGCGTATCCTGTTAGACATCATGGAGTATCCGGTATCGGCACTTGGTATCAGGAAAGTACAGAACACCATTTTAAAATCTGTGTACGCTAACTTTAAGGCTGCCGCAAATATAATGGGTGTTCGTGATCAATTCCGTTTTGTTGATTCTAAACTTGAGATTACTTACTTAGGCAGAGGAAACAAGATTTATTTTGCTGGTGCTGACGATCCTGAAAAGATTAAATCTATCAAAGATGCTGATTTCCCATTAGCTATTGTATGGTTCGAGGAATTAGCAGAGTTTAAGTCGGAAGATGAAGTAACTACAATTGAAAACTCAATTCTACGTGAGGAGTTGGAAGGGAAGATATTCTCGCAAGCTGACAGACAGCAGGCGTACCCTTTTGACTACTCTTTTTATTATTCTTACAACCCACCGAAACGTAAGCAGTCGTGGGTGAATAAGAAGTACGAGAGCTCAATGATTGATGCTAATACTTATGTGGATCATTCAACTTACTTAGGGAATCCGCATTTATCGAAGAAGTTTATCGAAGAAGCAGAAAACGTTAAGAAGAATAAGCCGTTAAAATACCGTTGGGAATACATCGGAGAAGCGATAGGGAGTGGTGTTGTGCCGTTTGATAACTTAAAAATTGAAAAGGGTTCAATTACTGATGAAATGGTTGCATCCTTTGACAACATTCGAAATGGAGTTGACTTTGGTTATGCTACGGACCCACTTGCTTTTGTCCGTTGGCATTATGACAAGAAGAAAAACGGTATCTATGCAATCGATGAAATATATGGTGTGAAAATCAGTAACCGAAAATTAGC